TCAAATGGTACTAACGCACAGGGAACACAATGGTACACTGCAGGTGGGCAACTATCTTTTGATGGTGTTAAATTATTTGTGTGTAATGGATTAGCTGATGACACAGCAATGGCAGCACAAAAATCTAACTTATACTTCGGAACTGGTTTATTAAGTGATATGAACGAAGTTAAAGTTCTAGATATGGCAGATCTTGACGGTTCGCAGAATGTTAGAGTTGTAATGCGTTACACTGCTGGTGTAAATTATGGAATAGGTTCAGATATCGTATTATATCACGCCTAATTAATTAATTAATAACAAGGGGGTGTAATTCCCCCTTAAATTAAAATTTTAAAATTATGGCTTGCGATTTAACACGCGGCAGAAAGATACCCTGTAAAGATCAAATTTCAGGATTAGTTCGAGCTTGGTTCTGCGATTTTGGTACGCTTGGAACAGTTACAGAAACATCTGATGAAATTACAGATATGACAGGAACTTTCACAGCTTTTCAATATGACTTACACGGAACAAACTCATTTGAGCAAACAATAACTAGTTCTAGAGAGAACGGAACAACATTCTTCGAACAAAGTATTAGTTTACAATTTTCAAAATTATCTAAAGAAGATAACGCAGAATTAAAGCTAATGGCTTTCAATAGGCCACATATTTGCCTTGAAGATAGAAACGGTAATTTTATGCAGTTCGGGTTAGTACACGGATGTGAAGTAACTGGTGGAACAATAGTTAGTGGTTCTGCATTTGGTGACTTATCTGGATACACATTAACCTTTACAGCACAAGAAGCTAAGCCTGCTAACTTTATTAATGGTGGTACTGCTGCTGACCCTTATGCGGGAATTAGTAGTGCAACGGTAACAGTTACAGTAGGAACAAATAGCTAAAAGATACACTTCATCACGGGTGTGATTCATAATATATAGTTGATTGTGGAGGGTGAGTTTAACGGCTCACCTTCTTTTTTAAAAAAAATATGCAAATACTAACTAAAACAGGCGGGACTATTAATTTCATACCACGTGAAGCTATAAGTGGTGCAAAGGTTTATAAGTTAGTAATAAAATCAGAAGCACAAAACAAAGTAATATTGGAAGACACAGCTGCAACATTTACAGAATTAGATTATTATTTTCAGTATAGCACCTCACAGGCATTAGATGAAAACAATTATTATACAATTACGATTACTAATACTAGTGATGGAATTGTTATATTTAAAGATAAAATGTATTGTACAGATCAAACACTAAGCGATTATGAAATTTCAAATGGTGTTTATATAGAACAAAGTACAGGAAACAACGAATTTGTATATTATGGATAATTTACATTTAATACAGTTAAACCAATATGAAAGACCTGCAATAACAGAAGAACGCAACAGGGAGTGGGTAGGCATTGGTGAAGATAATGAATACTATCAGGGTTTAATCGATGCGTATATGGAAAGCACAACAAACCAAGCTGTAATAAATGGGATTGTTAATTTAATATACGGTAAAGGTTTAGATGCTACAGATAGCAATGAAAAGCCTGAAGAATATGCACAGATGATGCAATTGCTTACACCAACGTGTATGCGCAAGGTTTGTAATGATTTAAAGTTATTAGGTGAAGCAGCTATTCAGGTTTCATACAAGGGCAATAGAATAGGTTCATTAACACACTTCCCACGTGAGACGTTACGTGCTGAAAAGATGGATGCAAACGGTGATATTAAAAATTATTTTTATGCACCTGATTGGACAAAAGTTACTAGAAATACAAAACTAACTAAATTTCCTGTTTTTGGTAGTGGTGCAAAAAATGAGATTTACATTATAAAAAGATTCGTGAGTGGATACTATTATTACTCACCAGCAGATTATCAGATTAGTTATGCTTGCTTAGAAAAAGAGATAGCTGACTTTTTGATCAATGATGCACAAAATTCCTTTAGTGGCACTAAGGTAATCAACTTCAACGGAGGTATTCCTGATCGTACCAAGCAGTTAGAAATTAAAGATCAAGTAATGTCAAAATTAACTGGTTCATATGGCGAAAAGGTAATTGTTAGTTTTAATTCTAATGCAGAACAAAAATGTACTATTGATGACATACCCTTAGCAGATGCGCCACAGCACTATGAATACCTAGCTACAGAATGTGCTTCAAAAATTATGGTTACGCACCGTGTAACATCACCATTGTTAATTGGATTGCGTGATGGTAAAAACGGATTAGGCAACAATGCAGATGAGATTAAAACTGCTGCATTATTATTTGATAACGTTGTTATAAAACCTTATCAGGAATTAATAATCGATTCTTTGAATGAACTGTTAGCAGTGAATGATATTTCTTTGAATCTATATTTTAAAACATTACAACCGTTAGAATTTACAGAGATTGATAAAGAAGTACAGGATGCTGAAACAATAGAAGAAGAAACTGGCATCAAACAAGATGAGCAAGAACAAGCAGAATTAGAAATGTCAACGCATAAGCAATGTTTGAGTGATTTGCCTGATGAGATATATGATGGTGTTTTACAAGGTTTAGAGGGTGAACTAATAGATTCTGAAGAATGGGAAATGGTAGATATTAGGGATGTAGATGATGAAAATGAAAGTGTAGAAGATTGGGCAAATGATATGATCAAATTAAGCATTGATAGCAAAGAAGATGGATTTTCATATTTAGATGCAAGTTTTTATAAAGTAAGATACAAGTATGTAAGAGGTAGCAGAAAATCAAATAAAGAGGGCAATAAAAGTAGGAAGTTTTGTCAGGAGATGATGGCTAGAACTAGAAACGGCGTTGTATATAGAATAGAAGATATTGATAAAGCAAGTAGAAATATGAATTTTAAAGCTGCTGAATTACCAATGCACAAAGGCAAGAAGTATGATCTATTCCGCTTCAAAGGCGGAGTATATTGCAGGCACAAGTGGCAAGAGATATTATATAAAGTTAGAAATTTAGATGACAAAGGAAGCAAAGATTTAGGTGATTACAAGACAATAAGAAAATCACAATTTCCAAAAAGCTATAAGAAAAGCCCAGTAGGAAGTAAGCAATCTGTAAAAGCACCTGTAAATATGCCTAACAATGGTCATCATCCAAACTATCAAAAATGAGTAAAGCACTATTTGTAACAAGACACGATATATCAGTATTCACTGCTGCCAACGGAGCCATTGACAATGACAAACTTCTACCATTTTTAAATATTTCTCAAGATATACATATTCAGAATTATTTAGGAACAGATTTATATGTTAAAATACAAAATGATATAGTAGGTGGTACACTTGCGGGTAATTATTTATCACTTGTAAATGACTACATTAAACCAATGTTATTGCATTGGTCATTAGTAGAGTATTTACCTTTTGGTTCTGTTAGTATTGGAAATGGTGGTATATTTCAAAAGAATCCAGAAAACAGCACCGCAATAACAAAAGAACACGTAGATTATCTTGTTGAGAAAGCTAGGACTACTGCACAGTTTTATACAAACAGATTTATAGATTATATGCAAAGTAATAACAACTTATTTCCAGAGTATTACAGTAACACTAACGAGGATATGTATCCTGATGATGTTGCTAACTTTGGGGGTTGGGTACTATAATAAAAAGATATGGCAAACACAATAGATTGGGGAAAGGCAACACAGAACAATACCAATGGTTTTGGTAAGTATCAAAACACTATTAATGCTGGTATAATATATGCAGATTCATATTCTGGTGAAACCACATTAGTAGGAACAAGTGCTGCATTTTCATACTCTGCTAGTAGTTTTCATCAAGGTGAAGCTGACCCAACCCCAACGATCACAGGAACAACGGGAGGAACATTTAGTGCTACTCCAAGCGGTTTAAGTATTAACACTTCTACAGGTACTATTGATTTAGATAATTCTACTATTCAATCTTATACTATTACTTATACTGTTAGTGGGGTTAGTGCTAACCAAACATTAGCAGTAACTGCTTCTCCATTTGTTGATAATAACTTTAGTATGGAGTTTGATTCTGCAAGTTCACAGTATGTTAATGCTGGAA